TGCGATTTATTGCCGATGAAAATTATTAATCCCACAGACGATCATCTCAACGCGGCTTTTGCGGAGAAGGTGGCGGGGTGGTTCCGCTGTGAGCGCATGGGCAAGCAGGTTCTTTACGATCCAGAAGGCGGGCATGTTCTTATCGGTGATACACATTGTATGCCTAAATTCACTGAATCCATGGACGCCGTGCTGCCGTGGTTGGAGAAGTTTAACGGGCACACGAATGGCCCCGAGATAAATTTTCAGTCAGGACAATGGGAGGTCATACTAAACGGATGCACGACTCGCGACAGGGCGACCTGCGCATCTCTCCCCCGCGCCGCCGTAATCGCATTGCTGCGGGCGCATGGGGTGGAGGTGGAGGTTGCGACATGAAACACTTCGACCCAGCGCAAAATCTGTTCTCCGCTTCTTTCGGGACGGAAATCCCGAAACTCTCTATTCAGACTGAGCGAGTTCACTGCTTTAACTGTGGGCAGGTGACGTGCATTCCAGTTCGGCTGGAATACGTCGATTGGCAAAGCGTTGCGGAAGAGTATCGAAAGCAGCTCTCCAGATTGATGGATGAGCATTTAGCGATCATGGCTGAAATGGAGTTGATCTACGGGGTGGATAACCCCGCCGCCGTTCACTACCGCAACAAGTGGGCGATGCTTGTGCTTGAAATCAGGCAGCACTTTGGCGGATCAACCAATGGGACTTCAGCTCACATGGGCGAGTCGGATTGGGGTTGATCTATGGGGAACGGCCACATCCATGATAACCTAAGCAAGCGTCAGCTTGAAAAGCGCAATGCTTCCGTTGTGGAGGATTATGTTGGCGGGATGCGTTTCCGCGAACTGATGAAGAAGTATCAAATCGGGAATGAGTTCATAGCTGAATTACTCAGGTCATCTGGAGTTTCTGCAAGAAAAGGAGGGGCCAGGAAATGGATTAACAAGCGGGTTCGACCGAATGGGGCTACTGAACTAACGTGCTCGAAATGCGAAACCGGAAAACCGATTAACGAATTTCCTCCTACTGGACTTGTGTGCAGAGATTGCGTGGATAAGAGACTTGCTATCTGGAGGAATGAAAACAGGGCAGAGATGAATTCCTATATGCGTGAATGGGTGCGCACAAAAAAGAAAAAAGATCCTCGGTTTAGGGCTATCTGCGCCATGAAATGCCGCTTGGTGCGCATCCTTGGTGTTTCGGGCAAGAAGAAATCTAAGGCCAGCGTAACTCATTTCTTAGGCATATCCAGAAATGGATTTGCGGAGCACATTGAATCGCTTATGCTCCCCGGAATGACATGGGAAAACCGAAGTATTGGTGTGTGGCATATTGACCACATTATTCCTTGCTCGGCATTCGATCACTCAGACCCGAGGCAGGTTCGGGATTGTTGGCATTACACGAATTTGCAGCCCCTATGGGGTCCAGACAATCTGCGGAAGTATAATAAAATTACCATTGACTACATGATTGGTCCTAAGATTCCTCATTGCGTGGCAATCGAGAAATCGTTGGCGTAACCACAGGGCGCGAGAGCGCCGGAAATGAGCTTTCGTCAGGCTCAATCCAAAAATAGCGGAAGAACCGAGATTAGAGAACGGGATCGCTCCCCGGCAGCTCGGACCATGATGCCACGGAGGATTTAACTCCTCGTGCGCCCTTCCGCTGCATCCAATCTATTTCCGCGCGCTACGGGGTAAACTCAATACTCTTATGGCTACCAACGGCTCAGTCTGTGACTTCGACCCGGCAGAATTCGCTTCTGCCCTTGAGGAACAAAATTCGACCATCCGCCTCGCGTTCGTCGAGCACATTGCTTACACGGACCCTTACTCCAACATCGTCACTCAGGACACGTTCTCGTCCGGCTACGGCGAGCAGCAGATTTATTCTGCCACTCCCCGCACGGCGATGAACCAGAGCCTCACTTCTCCTGAGTTCACCCCGTTCTCCGAGTCCTGCCAACTGGCTCCTCCCACTGCCAAGTGGGGCACCTACCAATACACGTCGATCCCCGGCGTGCTGGAAGGCCAGTCCGCTCCGATCTGCGTTCGCCAGCAGTATTTCGTGGTGGAAAAGCAGCTCGATCAAGCGGTGCAGATGCTCAAAGAGGGCATCAAGTCGGTTATCTCGGCCGACATCCGCAGCAATCTGCTCGATCTCTCCGGCATGAAGTTCGTGACGCCTGCCCCTGGCGGCGTTCCCGAGTCCGGCCTGACGGGTTCCGAGTGGGCTGTGTCCACCAACTTCAACGGCAACTTCCCCGGCGACCGGATGACCTTCCAGTACGCCAAGTGGCTGCGCGATTACATCGCCTACAACTTCACCCCGCCGATGTTCGGCAAGGGGCCGGACGCGCACGCGATCTACATCACCTCCTACGAGTTGAATGATGCTCTGCGCACCGACGCCCCGGTTAACAACACGCTGGTTGCCAGCACGACCGGCGGCTACGCTGACGGCCATACCGGCCTGTGGGCTTACGCCTTCATCGACTCGAACTTCCGTGGCCTGAAGTTCGCCATCGACCCGGTTCCCCTCCGCTTCAACGGTTTGGACGCCAACGGCAATCCGGTGCTCATTGAGCCCTACCTGCAAGTGGCGACCAACTCGACCGGCCTGACGTGGAAAACCAACCCGCAGTGGGTGAACGCGGCCTACGAGGTCTCGTTCATGATCTTCGCGAAGAATGCCTTCGGGCGTCTCACTCCGGAGAACTACACGGGTGAGGACATGGCGAAGTGGCCGACGGGCATGTTCGGCGGTGAACTCAAGTGGTTCAATCCGCTTGAATCCTGCAATCGTTGGCAGGATTTCGGCTGGTTCCAGTTCCGCATTGTGCGGGCGATCCAGCCGTATGCACCGCACTATGTTCTGTCGATCATCAGCAAGCGTTGCCGTGGCTCCTTCACCGATGCCACCGACACCTGCACCGACATCAGCGATCTGACCGACGAGGTTTGATCTCGGGGCCACGCGGACGCCATGAGTTCCGCTTGATTCACACACCGTCCCGATCTGGATTAACTCTTGGTCGGGGCGGAGACCGGCGAGGGCCGGTGGTAGTAACAACCTCACACGAATATGCCACAATATCCCGGAATTGGATTCCCGCCCGACTCATCTACAGGGCTTTGGCGCGACATATCGCGCAACCTCTTTGAGCTGGCCCAAGCCTATGGGTACTCGGGAACGCTTGAGCCGAACGCTCTTGATAATGAAATGTCGGCCATCCGTAAATCCTGCTTTTATTCCGCGTTCATCGTGGACAACCAATAACCACCATGCCCGCGCAATATCCTGACATTGGCTTTCCTCCCGGCTCGGCAGTATCACTGCTTCGCCGTATCTGTAACAATACCGCGCTGATTGTCGATGGTGGCGGAGGTGGTGGCGGTGGGCTAGTACCTGCCCCTGCTAATCCCGCCTCGCCCGGATCGGCTGGCCAGTGGGCCATCGACGACTCGTACTTCTACGCCTATTCGGCGGCTGCTGGCCAATGGCTTCGCACCCCGATGAGCGACTGGTAAGCCATGAGTAATCCTTGCTGCCATGACTGCACTGACTTTGATGAGTATGCCGACACGCAGACCGGCTGCTGCGCGCCGATCCCCGTGCGCCTCACATGCGAGGCCCCTGTGCTGCCCGTGCCCGCGTGCGACGAGGAAGACCCGACTATCGAATACGATCCCGACACGGAAGAGTTCTTCGCGGTCGGCAAGCTCTATGATTCTGAATGCTCTGCGCTCACCGATAGCATGGGCTCAATCTTAACCGGCCTCGTGGCCTAATATCATGTCCAAAGTAAACGCTACAAATTATCCCAATCAAGTCCCGGTCGCCGCCGACTACGTGCTGTTCGTGCGCGATTCCGACGGCGTGCTGAAAACGGCAACGATGGCGCAACTCGCCGCGCTGTTCCAGTCCCTCGCCAGCCTCGTCCTGTCGGTCACAGTCTACTCGACGGCCCAGACCCTCGACTCAGACGATCAGTTCGTGGAGGCCAATGCGGCGGGCGCATTCGACATCACGCTTCCCGCCTCCTCACTCAACACCGGTCGCCGCTATGTCGTCTTCAACAAAGGCGCTGGCGTGGTCACAATCATGCCCAACGGCTCCGATACTATCAACGGATCGGCATCTATTGATATTGCCCAATACGGCACAGTGATGCTGACTTCCGATGGGCTCGGAATGTGGTCGGCTCTAATCTCCGCTTAACCAAACACCAAAATGAAATACGATCTCGGACAGAAAAACGAAGACCCCGGTTGCTGCACCGCTCCAATGAGCGAAGGCAGCGAAGGAAAGGTTCACTATCCATCACTCTACTTCACGGGCGACAAGAAGATGGACATCCCGGATGAAGGCACCGCCGTCATCACGTTTCGCAAGATCGATTCGGGCGAAAATACCCGCGATCCCGACGATCCCAAGTACCGCTGCGAAATCGAGGTTCAGTCCATCGAGGTCAAGGGCGGCTCGAAAAGCGAAGACATGGTGAGCATGGCGTCGGCATTGAAAGAGGCCATGCGCAAGAAGATGAAGAAAGGGGAATACGAGGAGGAAAGCTAAGTATCGCATTGCCGAAGCGTGTTCGGCTCTACACAATTCTACATGGTTTCCGAATGCGAAATTCCTGCGGCGCAATTACTGACTGAAAAGCCAGATAAGGCGCTGGCGCGTCCGGGAGTTTATGCGATCCTCTGCGATGCGAATGGGCGGTATTATATGGGAGGGTCTGGAAATATCCGTGCCCGATTTAACTGTCACAGGGGTTCGCTCAGGGGGAATAGGCACAAGAATCCCCACATGGCTTCCGCCTATCAAATGTTTGGCGAATCCAGATTTATTTTCAAGGTGCTGGAATTCTGTAATCCAAGCGAAGTTATTTCATTCGAACAAAAGTGGATCAACGCGTTGGATTCAGCCAGAGACGGATTCAATATCCGACATGATGCGGCAGGCCGTCCGGCAAGGCCGTCGGACAAGCTGATACTCGCCATGCGATCAATAGAGAATCGGTCTAATTTGAATAAATTTGAATTAATATCGCCAAACGGCGATGTCCACGCTGGGGTTAATCTTAAAAAATTCTGCAAGGAGCATGGGCTCCCTCAGGGAAATATGCATGGTGTTGTGACCGGAAGATTGCTATCATGTCTTGGATGGAGAAAGAACGGCGGACGGACAAGGACCAACAATGCTTGGGCAATAGAGAAGGAGTACAGCCTAGTTTCTCCGCTTGGTGAGTTGTATGTCGGGAAAAATATCTCTCTATTTGCAAGAAAAATGAAACTCACTGGAACTTCGCTAGTGCAAGTCATGCTTGGGAAGCAATCGAACCACAAAGGATGGAGGAAATCGCCATGTACATGAGAGATTTTTACAGTCAGGCGAAAACCCAGTTTGCCTCGTGCTCCGAGCAAGATGTCTTTGATCGCACATCAGACGCATTGCGCTTGATTGCCAATAAGGGGATTACCGATCCCCTTTTAGGGGAGGTTGAGTTGTGTGTTTGCGATGGCTGCGTTACGCTTCCTCGCGATGTTGGCACAGTGCTCGGCGTTGATGTCTGTGGGCATCCGACGTTATTGCAGGACCAATTCTTCCGCTACCACATTAATGGTCCCGGCGCGCGCGGAACTGGTGCGTGCGGAGTCATCACGGAGATGGGGCAGGTTTGCACCTATCGCGATCCGGCATATCCCGCGTATCTCACTGCTGAGGTAACGAGCGCGGCTGATAACAACAAGAAGTTGCGCGTGTTCGCCACGAGGGCCGACAACGGCCAAAAGATTTTCACGCCCGGTCCTGACGGCAAGCTCTACGAGGGCTTCCTTGTTCCGCTGATCTTCGGCTATCCACAGCGCAACCCGAACGTACCTTCTTTGGGTCGAATCTACCGAATCAGCAAAGAGACCACTAAGGACTTCGTGAAGCTCTATGCTGTCCGTGCTTCGGATGGCGTGAGTCAGACGTTGATTGGCCATTACGAGCCAAACGAGGTTGAGCCTACTTACCGCCGCATAAAGGTTCCTAACAAGACGAACGTGCTGGTCAAATACAAGAAGGCTACCCTGGCTATTCGTTCGATGAGCGATTGGCTTTCGATAGACAACTACGAAGCCCTGCGTCTTGCCTGCCGCGCCGTCAAGTATCGTGGCGACGACAAGCTGGATGAGGCCCGCAAATTCGAGGAAGAAGCATCGCGCATTCTGGCCGAAGAGACCGAGGCTTTGCGCCCCAGCGGGCCGAGGGTGCCCCAAATAATTAACGGCACATATGAGCCCGGTGGCCAAGAATCCCTCTTCTATGGTGGCGGCTGCGGAGGAGACGGCCGCTGGTTCTAGCATGGCCTATTACCATGGCCGAGCCATTCCAGCCCAACGTCTCGCTCAACACTGCGATATTCAACGCCTGTGACGCGCTGTGCATCCTGACGGGCTCCGAACGCCCTGTGCTTGGCGTTGATCCCATCTGGCAGATTCAAAAGAAGGGGTGCGCGGCCGTAGTGAACCTCAATCTATTTGGCGGCATTTACGTCAGCCCCGGCCCGATAACCGCATCCGGGTTGTCGATGACGCAGAATCGCATTCTTGGTCGCACAGACGCTGGAGTAGGGGCCATTCAAGAGTTGGGTGTCGGGACCGGGCTTCTTCTTTCTGGTGGGGGAATATCCAATGCTGGCATTCTTGACGTGACGGTTGTTGCTCCGTTGTCCTCTACCGCCGGACAGCAGCCAGAGATTTCAATTCCTGTAGCAACGGGGTCCGCTGACGGTTATCTATCTTCAGCCGACTGGACGACGTTTAATAACAAGCAACCGGCCGGTAACTATATCACTGCGTTGACCGGAGACGCGACTGCCGCTGGACCTGGATCGGTGGCGCTGACGCTCGCGACTGTCAATGCCGACGTTGGCAGCTTTGGGTCAGCGACACAGGTTCCCGTTTTCACGGTTGATGGCAAGGGCCGCATTACGGCGGTGGCGAACGCGCCCATCACGCTTCCGTCTGGCTCGGCTCCAGCCTCCTCCTCTGCCGCCGGAATTGCTGGACAGATGGCCTACGATGACGAGTATCTGTATGTAGCAACGGCCCTTAATACATGGCGTCGAGCGCCAATTAGTGACTGGGTATAATCACATGAACACCACACCAGAAGACGCCCTGAAAGCAATTCTCCCCATCATTAATCGAGCCCCTATGAATCAGGCTGAAGCGATGGGAGTGCAGCAGTGTGTGGCTATCATCAACGCCGCGATCAAAGAATTGGCCGAATTGAAATCGGCTCCTCCAAAACCCGAATAATCACATGGCCGACGCCAGAGACTTTATCGCAGGATCATCCTCGCTCGTTCGTGGAGCGGACAGCTATACCACGCCCACTGAGGTAGGTGAAACGTTCTATGTCATGGGGCAGAACATTGTCTGTCGCGGTGGCATTATCCAGACGCGCCCCGGTTCTCGCTCCTTGTTCTGTTTGCCCGACGGAAACTTTCAGGGCATGACGCTATTCACTCCCGACAATGGCATCGCGCAGATCGTCTCTGCTGTTGATGGGAAGATTTACGTCTCGTCTGCGCCGTTCACAAGCTATCGACGCCTTTGGAATTTGCAGTTCTCGCCCACGGCAAAGTACATCGCTTGGTGCAATACACTCAAAAGCACGGACTACACGCTGGACGGTGAGCTGTATGCGCTCGATGATCCGTATTCGGTACTGATTATTCAGGACGGTCTCACGAGGGCTGCATTCTGGGATGGCGGAACGTCGGCTCATATAAATCCGGCCCCGGCTCCCGGCGGAACGGATGTGGCGACACAAGGCTATCAAGGCACGCCCATTGGGCTGTGGATGATCTGGGCCGGAAATCGTCTTTGGGTCAGCAGCGGAAATCAAATCTTCGCCTCAGACATTGGAAATCCTGTGAAGTTTACGGAGGCTCAATATCTGAACGAAGGGAGGGCATTCTACCTTAGCGGTCCTTGCACGGGATTCATCTCAACCCCTGAGCAGCAGGGCATCATCGCGTTTACGGAGAATGACGGCACGTACTTCCAGTCCTCGATTCAGGAGAGGACGCAATGGCTGAATACCCCGGAGTTTCAGAAAATCATTCTGCCGAATATCGGGTGCATTGCCCCTCGGTCGTTGATTACTCAGTATGGGCTCAACTGGTGGTTCTCCCCAAGGGGACTAACCAACTTCAACGCTGCCCTTCGGCTGAATCTATCCAGCCGAATCGACTATCAGGACAACCAGATGTTTTCCTCCAAGGCGTATCTTGGGCCTGATTTAAGCGGGGTTTGCTCAGGTTTCTACGAAAACTATATGATGGTTTCGGTGCCGTCTGCCGATGTCCTTAATCGCCACACATGGGCGCTGGATCAGGCTCCGAAGCAGGACAACGCTAATGCGTGGACCGGGATATGGACTGGCTGGCGTCCTATCGAATGGGCTCGTGGCGTCGTGAATGGCGACGAGCGCGTGTTCTTTGGGTCGATTGACTATGATGGGAAGAACCGGATTTGGGAGGCTATGCTACCGGAAAAGACGGACAACGGTTGCGCCATCACTTGCTACGCTCAGTTGCGCGATCATGCCGTTGGGAACTTGAATCAGAAAAAGTATGATTGGTCCAAGTTCTTCCTTTCCCAAATCTACGGCGACGTTGATCTCAATGTTTACGTCGCCTCGACAAAGGGAAGTTATCAGTTCCAGAAATCATATCACATCGTTGCAAGCCCCGGTCAGATATTCATGGACACCGAGTATTCGGAAGCCGGTCCATTGATGATCGGTAACACGGTCCAGTCGCGCACGATCAGGACGCCCTCCGATCCGAGCAACAACGACTGCAATGCTTGCGGGGTCGAGAGCAAGGAGGGTAATATGATCGACTATGCCTTCTCTCACCTGCTCGTCTGGAGTGGGCAGATGGGGTTGCGAGCCTACCAGATGTACATGCGCGAGTCGCCAGAGAGATTTGACGGTGACTGCGAGGAGCCCGAGGTTAGCCCAAGGACGTTGACGGTGGCGGGTTGCTCAGGACTGGAGCTACTGGTCGATGGCGGCGTTTTCGAGACTTTCACAGCCTATGCTGAAGGCATGACGACCACGGCCTACGGTGGCGATGTTTATATCCGGCGAGAGGCAGTGTCGGTCATCTCGCAGGAGAATGCGCAGGCGTTGGCTGATTGCGCCGTGCAGCAGATTATCGCAAAGTTTCATCAGTCGAATATCCCAGAGGGGGTTTACGATACGGTGGCGGCGGAGATTGGGGGCGAGAGTTATGTGGTGGTGAGTAGGCCGCAGGATGTGACAGATGATCCAGATTGCCCTTATTTCATTCAGAATCCGTCGGCAGTTGAAATTGAGGATGGCGGCAACGCTGTCTTCTACGCTACGGCGGAGGGCTCACTTCCGATCACCTATCAATGGCAAGAGTCCACCGATGGCGGCGCAACTTTCGGCAACATCGCGGACGGCGGCGTTTATTCTGGCGCGACTACGCAGACGCTAACAATCACTGGCGCGACGGCTGGCATGGATGACTATCGCTACAAGTGCGTGGCTGCGAATGCTTGCGGCGAGGTATTTAGCTCGGCGGCGATTTTGACGGTGGGGAGCAGTGGATTACTTGGTGACATACTGCTTATCGGTGGCGGAGGTGGCGGATGCTCCTATGGAGCGGGAAATATGGATGTAGGCGGCGTCGGCGGTGGCGGCGGTGGTGGGGAGGTTGTCGAGGCCCTTGCACAAGCTTTGGACCCACTGGAGACATACACTGTCACGGTTGGGATTGGTGGTGTTGCTGTTCCGGGTGAAGTTCCTGATCCAGCAACTCCATCTGAATTTTCGGGTGGGGCAATAAATCTCTATGCTGGTGAAGGAGAGGAAGGGAGTGGGCAACCGGCTCCGACAGGCGGTGGTGGCGGAAGTGGTGCAGGAGGAGAAGTGAGTGGTGGCGCTGGCGCGTTGAACGCGGGCGGCGGCGGCGGCGGAGCTGTAGGCGTCGGACAAGACGGCAATACGCTACCGGGATCAGGTGGTGACGGCGGCGATGGCGCAACTCTGGATTCACATTGGGTGGATTATGGCTCATTCATATCGGACCCGGAAGTTGGTGGCGGTGGTGGAGGCGCTACAGATGGTTTGGGTGGTGGCGGGGCCGGCGCGTCTGGTGGTGGAGGCGGAGCGCAGACAGATGACTCGTCCACGGAAGCAACCAACTTTGGCGGCGGAGGTGGTGGTGGGAGCCAGAACTTCCCGGATGCAACCAGCGGCTACCAAGGCATCGTAGTCGTGCGCTATCTCGGCTCGCCTGTTTTCACGGGCGGAACCGTAGATGAATACAACGGATACACCTATCACACGTTCACGGAGGACGGAACCCTCGCGCCAATTAATTGGCAAGATGTAGAAATTACTTATGGGGAAAATCCTATCACAGAGGGCATGGAGATTGACTTGGGCAGTGCGTTTTCCGGCGCGGGATGCTCTCCGAATATATTTGTTTTAATAAGCAATCCCGTGGGGTCTGGCCAAGTTTATTTCGACCCAACCTCCGTTGTTATGGACCCGGTTGGTGTGTTTACCGTAACCGATGTCACGCTAAATCCCGTCGAGCCAGACGACTTTTCTGTGTTTGGTCTCAATGGCACATGCCCCGGGCCAAGCGATTACAGTTGGTCGGCCTCCATTTCAATGTTGTGGTATATAGACTCCATTCCGCACTCACTCAACTTCTCTTTTATTGGCAGCGTTAGATCAACACCATGAAAACCCCATTCGGCCTCGGCGACCTCGCCTACTATCTGTTCCGCCCTGTCGTTTACCTGATCGACTGGGTTTGGTCCACGGACCTCCGTGACTGCGAAAAATGTAAGCGCCGCCGCAAACTCTGGAACTCCTATGCTTCTTTTCCGGCGTGGCTTTTGTTGGTGACTACCGCAATTCTGGTATTTCTGTGGGTGGTGTGAATCACAATGCCAACGCCGTTTTTATCATTAGCCCCGCAGGTTCCAAGGATAGTGGACGTTCCGTACGCGGCGTTTGTGCCGCCGTGCGTGGACGTGACAGATTTTTCGGACACGAGTGATGTCACGGACTCAACCGATGTCACAGATGACATGATCTAACATGGCCAACAATCTTCCAATCACGCTGCAAATGGGTGCCCTGCCACCCCAAGTCCGCTGGACGCCTCAACAATTGGCTGAGGCCATGATCCAGCGCATGTCGCTTGTCACGCAAGCCACGTTCGCACTGTTCGTCACTGGGAGCACAGAGCCGTCATCCAATGTCGGCCCGTGGCTCAAGAATGGGACCGAGTGGTGGGTGTGGAGCAACACGGCTGGGGCGTACGTTCCAATCACAATCGAGCCGCAGTCGCTTGGATATTATATCGGCTCCACTGAACCGGACCCGGCCGTTTATCAGTTCTGGATTGAGACCACTGTGGGCGGCGCTCCCGTTTCTCTGAACATCTACTACAACGGAGCATGGACAAGCGTTGGCGTGAATGGCGAGTATCTTGCTTCTACCGTTCTGGAGGCCAGCGGCGTTGCGCTGGTCCCATCTACCCCGAAGACAGTCACATCAATCACGCTTACTCCGGGCGACTGGGATGTGTCTGGAGTTGTTTTATTTCAAGCTGTTGGGGCGTGCAACTTTTACGACGGCTACACCCTGCCGCTCACTGGGTCGATCTCCCTTTCCAATAACGCTCTTGGCGGAGTTGATGCAGGCGGAGATGCGTTTACTCAAGCCCTGAACGCAAACGGAATCGACTACACCGTAGTCACGCCCATTCGCCGAATCTCAGTCGCGACATCGACTGTTGTTTACTTGGTCGCCGGCCCATCCGGTTTCTCAACGGACGCTAACGCGGCAGGCACGATTCGCGCCAGACGCTTCTCCTGATCCCGTGATAACAATTGAACCAACGACTGACGAAGACTACATTAAATCCGTGTTCCTGAACCCAAAAATCTACGCCAAGATTTCCGACGATTCTTGCTCCGATCAGAGTAAGCTGGATTTTCATGCGGCCATGTCGATCCCCGGATTCTTCCTAAAGGCTTTGGTTGATGGTGTTGAAGCGGGGTGCTTCTGGTTGGTTGATAAGGGCGAGTCCTGTGAGGTTCACACTGCTCTGCTCGATAACTGCCGTGGTCGCACGGCTATCAACTTGGCCAAAGAAGGCATTCGCTGGGTTTTCAGCCACACGGAGAAAAAATCCATCACCTCCTATGCTTGGTCCGATTCTCCCTCCGTGGCTTGGTTCTGTCGCGCCGTGGGAATGACCCAGCAGAACACGGAGAAGTGGCCGGCCACTCGCGGCGGAAAATCAGTGAATATCACTTACTTTAAAATTAACCGGGGGGATATTTAATTATGCCAGCAGCAGCATTAATTCCAGTGATTGCCGGTGCCGGTGCCGGCGCGGCTGGCATTGGTGGATTAACCTTGGGCACAGGCTTGCTTGCGGGTGCGGCAGTAGGTAGTCTTGCTATGACCGCTCAAGGCATGTCTGACGCCAAAAAAGCCGCATCAGGGGCATCCGCTAACGCCGCCGCTGCCAACGCTGCATCCGCCTACACCGGCACTCAGCCCGATATTTCGGGTTACGCAGCGACGCCAAATGTTGCTAGGCACATCTCTACGAATCGTGCGAACGGTTACTACGGCCCCGAATGGACCGATGAGATGATCGCTCAAGATTATTACAATAACATCGGAAAGCAGGCTGGTGAAATAATCCCTATGCAAGTTCCGACAGGGGTAGGCAACGGGTCAGGCGGCGTTAATCTTGGCGCTGCACAGCAAGCGGCTCAGTCTATCGCATTTCAGAATGCGGCGAACTCAAGGACGCTTGAGGACATGTATAATCCCGGTGCTGGCGCGGTCAGGACTGCGGGATTAGATGCGCTTCTTGGGCAAATAAATGCTCCATCTCAAGGAATACAGGGCCAGCTTCCGGGTGCATATACTCCGGGCTCGGCTCCAGTGAGTGCAGCCAATCAGGAGTTGCTTGCAAGGGTCTCTGCTCAGGCCGGTAAGCCGCTTGAGGGCGCATCGTATGATTCGGCGCTTACCCGCGCCGCAATCGCCAAGGCGCAGTCGGATTTGGCCCTTGGTGGAATGTTGCCGCAAGACGTTCGCAATCTCATTGCGCGTCAGGGTCTCGCCAAATCCGGCACCGTGTCACAAGGACTCGGCCTCGGCCGGGATATTGTGGCCCGCGACTTGGGGCTAACATCCCTTCAGCTTGAGAACGCGAGACTTCAGCAAGCATTGCAAGCCGGGCAGGCAGAGGTCGGGCTAAATCAAGGCAATGCCGCTATGGGTCTTCAGGCCCAGCAGTATGCGCGCAATAACCTGCTTCAATCGCAAGGTGCAACGGCAGCAGATCAGGCCCAGCAATTGCAGGCGTATTTCCAGCAGCAGCAACTTGCGCAGCAGGCAGCGGCTCAAGAGGCATCGAACTACTTCAATCAAAACAACCTCATCCAGAGCATCCAGTCTGGCGATTTCTCTAGGGCAATGGCGGGCGCGCAATTCGGGCAGAGCATCGCACAGCCTCAGTCCGGCCTTGACCCCGGCTCAATAGTAAATCTGGCGGTGGGCAATTCAAACATGGCAGCGAATGCCCAGCAAAACGCCAACGCTCTCGCAGCCGGGGCCGCTAATCAGCAGGCCGCGCTTGGTGGCCAGATTCTCGGCGCGGTCGGCGGATTCGCCGGAAATTACTTCCGGCCACAGGCTCCGGCGGTTAACTACTCCGCACCGTCGCCCAATGCGACATATCCATCAACGACTGCATTCTTGAAGCCGTAACATGCCATCGCCAATTACCACCTCCGGTTTTAGCGTTCAGAACATGCCGAACGTGCAGTTTGCTGACCCGCGCCTAATGGTGCCGCAGTATAGCAACATCATACCGGCGATCAGCCAAGGCGCCGGCCTCTACAACCAACTCAGCCAGATTCCGATTCAGCGCCAACTCCAGCAGCTTCAATTGCAGGAGGCTCAGAACCGCTTGGCGCAGGCCCCGATTGAACAGCAATTGGCCGCGTTGCGTTTGGGCGAGGCTCAACAGCAGGCGGCGATCCCGCAGTTCGTGCCTCAAAGCGTGGACATTATCGGCGGCACCAAGGAGCTTCGTCCGGTTGATCCCGGCGCGTCGTTCGAGAACTTCCAAATCACCGAGCATTTCACCCCTCGGCAGCGCGTGACTCGCGGGCTTGAGGTTATGGCTGGTGGAGAAGCGCGTCCGGTTGAGCGCAGGGATACGCTGGCTACGGCGGGGGATGTGGCGGCGGTGGCGGCGAAGGAGGCGATGGCTCTCAAGTCGGCGGAGGCGCTTGCTACCCAGCGTTTGCGCGGAAAGGAATTTGAGTCAACGTCGCTTGTTGATCTCTACAATAACGCGGTCGATTCCGGCGACACGGAAGCCGCGTCCATCTACAAGGCGAGAATTGATCGGCTCAACACTCGCCCCGGATTCCTGCCGGAAGGCACGGCCTACCAGCGGCGCATCGAGACCATGGCCGCAGACGCGGGGCTCACGCTCGCAGCCGCAAACGAATTGGCGCAGACGGCTCAGGGCGCGGAAGCCTTGGCGCAACTTGCGGTTCGCAACAAGGCCGTGGCTCGCGATCCGCTCAATGCGTCGTTTGCCCCAAGCCTGACTCCGCAGCAGCAGGCGATCATCACCCGCGCTGGTCAGCCGGTTGGCGTTGAGGAGATATTCTCCGCTCCGTCCGGCAATACCGCCGCCGCGCCCTCATTCAACACCGTCGAAGAAGCTGAAGCCGCCGCGAAGTCTCAGGGCTGGAAAGGCCCGGTGAAGATTATTATTGGCGGGCGTCCGGCAACGTGGCAGTAATTCGCCATGCCGGTAAAGTTCGACGATCCCATTAGCTCAGGTCGGGTCACTTTTGATGCACCCGATTCAGGCGGTCGTGTGGTTTTTGATGAGCCGTCTATCTACTCGCAGGAAGGACTGGCCAAACTGCGCCGTGACTACATTCAGTCTGTTGCCAACGCCAAGCGCGTTAAGGAGGAGCGTGATGCCGAGGAGGCGCGCACCAAATACACGGCAGATGTTCGCCTCATTGGTATGGATGAGCCGTTGGTTTCGGTGCCTATCCCTGCCTCCGTCGCAGCATTTGGCTCCGAGGCCGCAAAGAGCGTCGCACCTACGGGCGCTGGTGTCGCCGCCGCATCTGCGGTCTCTCCATACGCCACTGCCGCCGCAAGGGCAACTCGCCTGATTCCGGGGGCGGGAAAGCTGGCTGCACCCGTCATTCAATACGGCGTTCCATTGGTCGCCGGTGGCGTCGCCTCCATGCTGACACGGGCAGCGGAGGACGAATACCTGCCGCGCATCCTGCCGGAGCAAGTGGCTGCGAGCTACGAGGCAGGAGCGCAGGCCGCAGGCGAAAGCCCAACGGGGGCCATGATCGGTCAGATGGCTGGCGGGCTTCCATTTTTTCGTCCGGGTCTTCCGGTCAACACAACGGGCGGCGCTCGCATTGCCGTTCCCGCTATTTCAGGCGCCATCGGTGGCGGCATCGAGGGCTCGCAGCAATTGGCGGCTGGCCAATTTGATCCGCAGCAATTGGCCTTGGCGGCGGGTGGCGCTGCGTTCCTCAATAGGGAGACGCGCCTTGGTCAACGGATCGCCCCGAATCTCGTGCTGCCAAATGCGCAGACATCAGCTATCCCGTCTGAGCTTATCCCCGTCGGACAAGCCATGCGTGAGCCGCTTCCGATCCCGGCCCCAACTTCCATTGCGCCGGACGAGTTGGCCATGATGTCAGCGGCACGCGGCGATGTTGCGGCGGAATCTGCCGGAGTGCGAGCCGAAGGTCAGCGATATGTTGGTGCGCTGGATGAATCAGTCGATGCGGAGAAGGTTCGCCAGCTTGCCGAGCGCATGATGGGCAAAACTCCCGAGCAGCAGATTACTGTGATCGACCAAGAGATTCGCTTGCAGAAAGACTACCTGACGCCAGCCGAGCAACGCGGCGCTTTGGATTTGAAGCAGGAATTGCAGCGCCAGATTCAGGCACAGAAGGCTTTGGAGGAGGCGGCGAACGCCGAGCAGAAAGCCATGCAGGATCAGCAGCGCGCCGTGGCCGATCAACAGAAGGCGATTGCGGAGGTCCAGAAGCCACCGGAGATGCCGGAGTCAGCGAAGATTCTGGCCGAGCCCGTGACCACGACGCCAAGCATTGCGAATGTCGCTACCGAAGTGGCCACGCAGACCAAGAACTCGCCTTATGCTTTGCAGGAAAAGCTGAATCAGATGACGGCGGTGCCGGAGGCTCCGGTGGCTGCCTCTGCTCAGGCTGCGATTGAGCCGGTTGCCGCTGGTCGCCCGCCTACTGAATCCGATCCCGTTAAGATCGCATCCGACCGCAAGGAGTACGATGCACTGCAAGCCCAGATGGCGAAGCTCGGCTACGACAAAGCGGGCACCGAAGAATTCAACAAGGTGTGGCAAGCCACCGAGGACATTAAGAACCGGCATGGAGGGGTGCCACCGGAGATCACGGCAGTGGAATCATCTACTCCCGCCAAACTTCCTGAAACCCGTGGCCTCGGCGTGCAATATCACGGCGCGGCAAAGCCGTTTGAACTGGCTCCCGGAGGCTCATACGGCGGGAGTGAAATGAATGTCCTTGGAAGCGGACTATACACGACCGATGCCCTTGATGTTGCGTCATCATACCAGAAAAAGAATCGCGCCAAGGGGGACCAATCACAGCCGACCGTTTATCAGATCACAGAAAAAGCCCCGGTGAAATTCTTTGATCTAAACACGCCGTTGTCTGATGAAATTCTTTCGGCCACAGGACTACAATCAGACCGACTCGGCATCGTTGAGGACGCGCTAGAATCTATCGGCGAGAATAAGACTCTCGGGCGATTGTTCTCCGAGATGCGAGGACTGTCCAAGGAATACAACATTCCGGCCTATGAAATTCAGGAGTATTTTGATGACGCTGCGCTCGGCCTGTCGAAACTTGGCTACGGTGGATGGCGTGATGTTGGAGGTCTCGCTGCCGGAAAAGGCAAGTTCAAGCCTCACGACGTTAAGGTTTACTGGTTCCCTGAAAATCAGGTCGATCTTGTTGTTAAAAACCCACTGGAGAAACCCACCAATGCAACCCCTCGCACCATTCCTGAGCCCGCCGCCGTCGCTCCCGACGCAAACGCCAATAATCAAACAGTTGCCGCTGCGCAAGCCGAAGCCTCGCAAGGGGCGTTGAGCGAGGCCGAGTTCCTGCGTCAGCAGGCCCCGGAGTCCGCGTCCCAGCAGGGCCGCTCCACGGCTGCGACTAAAGCTGCTTCCATCCGTCGAGGGCAGCGGGGGTCAGTCCCGGCTTCCGTTCTCGCCCCATTGGGCGGAGCAGCAGCAGGCGCGACGACCGGCTACGCTGCCACCGAACGCCGCGAAGGAGAAACCGAAGAACAGTTCCAAGCTCGCCGTCTGAAGGCTACGCTGTTTGGCGCGAGTGTTGGACTTGGAAGCGGGGTGCTTACTGCCGGTTCGCTTTCTCGCGGAGCAAAGGCATTGCGCGAGTCCAAGGCAAAGAAGCCCATGGGCGGCGCGGTAGCCCTCCCCGAAGTCGAGTCCGGTCAAGGTATCCGCCAGACGGCAGAGAAAGTGATCGAGAACCGCAGCTACCCCGAGCAACTGCGCCAGACTCTCGCCGACGATCCGGCTATCATTTACGACAAGATTTCCCGAAACCAATACCGCGATACCGTGGCGTCCGCATCCGAGGCCGAGCTTCAGCAGATGCTCACCTCGGGCGATCCGCTGTTGCGCATTTCCGCTCAGGCCGAAATCGGGAGCCGCTTGTCTGTCACGCCGGGTATGGAGCAGGAAGGCGCTCGCGTCATCGCTGAGTTCTCCAAGAACTTCACCTCCCCTGCCCAGATTCTCGGTCTCGCCGGACTTATCCGTTCGCCGGAGGCTATGGTCAAAGCGGTCGAGGAGACCCTTCGCCTTGCCATCCCGAAGGGTAAGCCGCTCCCGCAACTAACCCCATCCGTCCGCAAGAAGCTATTTGATTTGTCGTCCGAAAACATCAAGGCCGAGACGCGATTCGCCAAGGCTGAGCGTGCGGCGCGCAAGGACTTCAATCCGACTACCCGCGATGAGTTCAAGTCGGCGGAAAGCGCAGTAGGCAAAAGCAAGAAGGCGCTGGCTGATTACACCAAGGACATCATTCCAGAGCGATACGGTCAAATCGTCAGCAAGATCATCAAGGGCAATCTGCTGGCCCCGCTATCGTTCGCCAAGAATATGTTCGGCAATGCCGCATGGCAGACGCTTCTTCGCGGATCGGAGTCGGTGGCTACCGGATTTGATGCGATATACTCTGGTGCCGCCGGAAAGCCTCGTGTTATGGGGTTAGGAAACCCGTTACCGTCTGGCGAAGAGTTGAAGGCATTTGGTGAAGGCATTCGTATTGCCGGAAAAGAAATGCTAACCGGGCCATCATCGGAATCCTACATTAAGGCCGAAGTTCAGCGCGGGTTTCATCCGCTCAGGGCGATGCTGCAAACAGTATCCGGCCTTCCTGCCGCCGAACGCGCCATGGAGCGCGCCGGAATCGCCTCCCTTCCCCGCACGCCATCCGGCCAAGTGCGCATCAACGACCGAGCTAAGAAACTGATCGAAGCCACGCTTGGCATCGCTCCCGAGGCGTCGTTCCGATTCCTCAACATTGGCGACAAGCCAGTTCGCTACGCCGTGCAGCAGCGTATCCTGACCGAGCAGGCCAATCTGCGTGGACTCAAGGGGGTTGAGCGTGAGAAATTCATGCTGCTTCCTGATCCCGAGACGCAGAAGCTAATGGAGACTGAATCCATGGGCGGTATCTTGGCGCAGGAAAATAAGGCTGCGCTCAAGGTTGGAAAATTCATGGATGAGTGGCTGGTGGATATTTCCGAGACCATGGGCCAAGGTCGCCCAGCGTGGCTTGAGGACGCGAATAAAGTTCTTGGCACGCTGACTATCCCTTACCGCCAATTCCCTGCTAATTTCGCGATCACGGCGGCGAATTTCGCGCTTCCTCCTGTGGGCATGGCCCGCGCTTGGGCTCAGGCCGCAAAGGGAAATCAGCGCGAAGCTCTGCGCAACATGGGCGAAGCCACCATCGGATTCATGCTGCTCGGTGCCGCTGGCTACCTGTGGGACAAGGGCCTCATTTCCGAGCCTGCTGACCCCAAGGACAAGAAACGCCGGTCGTCGCAGTACGAAACCATGGGCGCGCAGCGTCTCAACATCAGCGGACTTGAACGCCTGCAAGCTGGCGGAGACCCCACATACAAGCGCGGCGACCACACCGTTGACTGGAGTTCCATGGGTCCGGCGGCAGCTTCGTTCTATGCGCTAACGAAGATGAAGTCTTCGGACGTGAACAGCGCGTCGAGGACCGGCGAAATCCCCAATGAGCGCGGCGACTTTGAGGCGTTTCTAAACGTAATGGACGTTGCCGGGTTCGCCTTCGATCAGTCGTTCTTGGCTGGCACATCTGCCGCGCTTGATGCCTTCAAGGACTGGGACAACTACGGCGACCGATTCCTGCAAAACACTTTCCGCGCCGTGACTTCGGTTGCCGCGCCCAACTCGCTTGAGGCGTTCAATCGCACGCAATACAAATTCATCCCCGAGCAGAAGGGCGACACCACCACGGAGACCTTGCGCAACGTCTGGGGCTACAAAACAGGTCAGCTCGACCAATCCGAGAGGCAGAACTACAAGCGCGACTTCTGGGGCAAGCCGATCACGCGCACGCCAGAGGGGCAGAATCCGATCATCTCGCAGTTTATTGACGTGACCAAAGGCGAACGCAAGGCCCCGGACCCGTTCAAGCAATCCCTACTGGAGCTTTATCGGCAGACGCGCTCGACCGACGTTTACCCGCCGCTTGTGACGCGCAACGTCAGCAACAACGGAGTCACCGTTGAGCTTGATGCCAAGGATTACGATCTGCTTCAGGACTTTACTGGCCAGTTCCGCGAGACCCTTGGGCGCAAGGTCGCTTCCGACCCCCGGTTCTCTTCCAGTGAGGTCATTCCCGAGGCCAAGATCGAGTACTTGAACCGCGTCTATTCCGCAGGCGCAAAGGCCGGAAAGGCGCAGCTATTCGCACTGGAAGGCTTCACCGACAAGTACCCCGAGCTTTTTGGCATCACGCCGAAGCCGGGGCATAAGTCTCGCGTGGTGTCGCGTGATAATCAGGCGCGAGGCCGGTTGCGCATGGAGCGGAATCAGGCCCCCTAAAACACAATCAGTTTATTTCCCGCTTTACACATGGGGAAAACGCCCCATGCTTTCCCTATGCCAAAGCCGGGGTGCGCTACCACCAAAACGGAGTTCATGCGTTATTTGAACGAGAACCCGACGGCAGTTCCATCGCTAAAGAAAATGGCCGACAGCTACCAGCAAAACCGATACCGGCGCGGCCAGCAATTTGGCTTCTGGCTCAAGCTCAAGAAGCCCGCTGATTTCGACCGGGCGTATTCCGCGTTCTGGCTCAAGCAGCCGAAACTGCACGGCGCGATCTACGAATTTTCTGGATAAACTGAAATAGTATCCACATACATTTTACATGGAAACACCACTAGCATCCAACGAGAACGGGATTATCAAGACGCCGAAAGAGCTGCTGATTGCGACTGAACTCAAGGTCGGCGAACTGGAGAACAAGATTCGCCAGATGACCGAGGAGGCGACCACGGGTGGCGAGACCATCGAGAAGCTGAAGTGGCAGAATGCACAGCTTCGCATCGGCGTCACATCGCTCGCCGTGCATTTCAATCAGACGCCCGAGCAAGTGAAGGCGATCTACGACAAGTACTGCGACGAGCAGAACGCCGAGGTGATGCGCCTATCCCAAGAGGCCAAACAGAAATTCATGGATGACCTCAAGGCTGGCAAGGTGCCGGACCTTAAAGTGACCGACCGCAATACCGGCGAGACCATTCCGTTCAAGCAGCAGGAGGGTTGAGCCCATGGCCGATGAGGGCCAACAGATAGTCCCGACGCAACCGGACGTTGATCGCGACACGTTCGTTGAGACGTTCAACGTCCGCGAGAAGGGCCGTCGCTACGAGGTTGCGGCCAACGCCATAGCCAATCGGGCGATGATGCAGGTCAACGTGGCCAAGCTGCGCGTGCTGGCAGAGCGTGCCATGAAACCCTTCTTCGATAATCCCAATGCGGAGATCGACCCCAAAGAACTCAAGACGCTGGTAGAGGGCGTACAGATGATTGATGAAATGTCGGACCGCGCCTACTCGGCATCGAAGGGCGACGGCAATCTGGCGAACGCGCTGGAGAGACTGGTGTTCGCGGCGGCGAAGGGCGGAGCACAGGGGGCAAATCATGTTGGCGGCAATTCGCCCGATGCACGCCTGCGCAGACTCAAGAATCTGGTCGGCAAGGCCAAGCCGGTGGAGATTGAGCCCATGGAGATTGTTGAGTGAACGTAGAAATTCTACAAATTATTCACGAGGCAATAGCCGAGGGCGTGGAAGCGGCTCGCGCAGGCGATAACGCAACGTCAGGTGAACGCTGGATGGAGGCCGCGAATCTCGCTATCAGCGCCAGCGGATCAGAAGACGTGGTGACTGACAAGCAGGAGGCGGTCGATGTGCTTCAGGCGTTGGAGAAAAACTTGGCTGACGAAGGCAAGTTCATTGAGATTGCGATTCTGCTTTGGGGCAACGGAATGTTTGATTCTCGGCCCAAGGTGGTGCGCGATGTGTTTCGCAAGGTGCAGGAGAATAGTAAACTTATCATATTGGGCGGCAGCAGCTTAAGTAAGACATTCTCATGTGGCGTACTCTTCTATTTAGAATGGCGGCGCGATCCTTTTTGGACTGCCGTTAAGCTGGCCGCTCCGTCTGAGGACCATCTTTACACCAATCTCTTTTCCCACTTGGTTGCGCTCCACAAAGGCGCGGTGATCCCGATGACGGATGACGATGCGAACAAGGTAAAGGTCAACGAGACCGACCTGTTCATCAGCATGAATGACGCGCTGCCCGAGATGCGCATTCAGGGCGTGCTTTGTAAGCAATCGCAGATTTCTGCCGGTGCCTTGCGTGGCCACAAGCCAAAGCCATACCGCAAGCCTGAGCATCCGAGATACGGAAACAGCACGCGGCTGTTCATCCTAATCGACGAAGGTACGCAGGTTTCCCCCGGTGCTTTTGAGGACATCAAGACCACGGAGGCATCCATTGATCCAACGATGGACACGGTAAAGATCGTGATGCCATGCAACCCCGAGGGCATCACCTACAAGATCGTGCAGATGGCAGAGCCGGAGGAGGGCTGGGATGCCGAGCAGGTTGACACGCTCTACGAGTGGACATCTAAGCAGGGCTATCCCGTGCTGCGCTTGGACGGTAAGCTGTTCGAGAACGTGGTCGAGCGTCGCACGATCTACCCGCGAATGCTCACCTACGAGGCGTTCGTCGGCTTCCTTCGCGCAGGCGAGCACTCCGCCGCATATTGGGCCAAGGGCCGGGGATTTCCGCCATTGAAGGACAATGCCTATACGATTGTGCCGCCTTCGTGGGTTCAGTCGCAGCGCGGCGAGCCGGTCTATGTTGGCGAGGTTGAGAACATCGCGGCCATGGACACGGCCCTCGGCGGCGGAGACAAAGCCATCCTTGGCGTAGGTCGTTGGGGCGAGGCCGCTGGATGGACGCACGCCGATGGCAAGATGGAATGGTTCGTGAACCGCGCCGATCCTACGCAGAAAATCAACAAGCATGTCTGCGTGCTCGACCAACTCTTTCAGCTCCCGAAGACATCAAGCGCAACCGAGATGGCGCAGGAAGTCATGGGTCGATGCACAGGCATGGGCATCAAGCCGGAGAATCTAGCCATGGACTCAGGCGGAAATGCCGCTGGCGTGTGGTCCCACCTCAAAACCTACTGGGGCAACGTGCTCGGAGTTGAAAGCGGAACGGCGGCATCGGAGGATAAGATTCTGTCGGACGATCAGATGAGTGCCTACGATACCTACAAGCTGAAGGCGACCGAGCTGTGGTTTGCGTTCAAGCGGTGGCTTGATCCGGTGGTATGCGCGATGCTGATTAACCCAATCGTGCCGACATCGCCGCTGTTCTCGCAGCTCACGACCCGCCGATACTACAACGTGAAGGGCGGAAAGGTTCAGGTCGAGGCCAAGGAAATCTACAAGGCCCGCAACCACGGCACATCGCCGGACGAGGCCGACGTTTCCCTGCTTCTCGTGGAATGGTGCCGCCGACGCGGCAAAGTGCTGCCGGGTATCATGGAGAAAAAGAAAGAGGAGCAAGGTGCTCCCGTAGCCGTGAGCCTCAAGAATGCCGACGAGCCGGAATCACTCGGCACAGAAGGCGCATGGGAATCAAACCGGCTTGATGCGGAGGACTGACATGGATCGCCAACGCATAGAGATTAAGCCCGGTGTGTGGATTGAGGTGACTCCCAAAATCAGGCAGGCTGTTGGTGCGCGTAAGCGGGACCGCGTGCTGGCCACTATGGATGGTGCAACCAAGGATGCGATCAACACTCTGGCGAAGCCGCGCCGAAAGCACTCCGATCTATTGCTTGATGAGGGCTTGGCGCTGGCTCAGAAGGATGGGTTTATTGCGGCCAGCAAAAGGCTGGGCATAAATTATCACACGCTGATAAGCCACAACAGGAAGCGGAGACTGGAGCAGGGGAAGCGAAAGCTGCGTGCTCGCGGATTCCGCTACACGTTGACTCAAAAGCTCGCGTGCGTTAAGTTGGCGCTGGAGTTGATGGCATCCGATAAGACAAGGGAAGTTTCGGCGTTCGGGAAGCACAGGCGAACAGTTCCGTTATGGACCAAGGATCACGCATTCAATGAGGCCGGTCGCCGTCTCGGAATAAACGGGCATTCAGTTTATGTCATGTGGGCTCAAGGCGACTTCCGTGCAACCCAGCAGCCATCGACTTGAAGCGGCGTGTCGTGTGTTTGATGCAGGGCCGCCAGCCCGACCGGCCAGTGATGCACGGAACACGCAGACATATTGGTGACTCGGCCGCAGCCAAGGATCGCCATCCGCCTTTTGGCCTCTGGCGCATAGACATGGGTGACGCAATGCTCGCATTCCTTGCAAATCGAAAGCCGCTCCTCAATCACGGTGGAGTCAGCGAACTCCCGCTCCTTGATTGGCGACTTCCACGCCCGATTCAGCCACTTTGATACAGGGTCTTCCGGCGTCTCTGGAGTTGCCCCGACCTTAGATACGAGCCACGGGTAGCGCACGCGGTAGTCGGCCTCTACCTCGGCGTGCGGATTTCCCTTTGGCTTCCCGTTCGCCAACCTGAACTGGGCTATCTTCTCGATCAGCTTGCGGGCGGATGGCGCATTGATGGTCACGCCGGACGGGTCTTTGAAATCGAATCCGGCTGGCGGAACTGATGGGTGATCGAAGACTAGCGGCATGAGTCAATCGTAGCGTTGTCACTGTTGCGGACAAGCATTTTGCGCGTGACTACGGCAATGGTTTGCGCACGCATTTAACTACCATGAAATACCTGCTTTTAATGCTCGCGCTTTCGGTCGGCCTTTTTGCTGCACCCAATGACCTCATTCTGTCTCAGGCCAAGAATCCGGGCCCGGGGAATATACAAGTCAATGTTCCGGCGCAGAACGCTATTACTTCGGCGTCGCTCCCCTCGTTTCAATCCGGCATTGGCTTAGGGACAGAGGACTCGCCCAGTTTTACAAGCCTCACTCTTTCGGCCACATCGACCGCATTGCTGTATATCGCCACGTCCAACACCACGACCTACTCGGCTACCACTGACATTGTGATGACGAAGACGCTGCAAACCGTCACGCTCACTGGTAATATCACATTCACTACTTCGGCCAAAGCGGCTGGTCAGTATGTTACCGTCAGGGTTGTAGGCGACGGCTCCAACCGCACGCTCACCTTCCCCGGCACATGGGTCTGGGTAGGCTCGGTGGCGCCGTCCACGCTGCTGGCAAGCAAGGTCGGGGTGTTGTCGTTGATCTGTTTCGGGTCGAATGACTCCGACGTGGTAGCAAGCTGGGTCAGCTCACTCTAAGCCATGCGCGCACTACTCACACGGCTGATTCTAGCGGTTGCGCTGACGGTCTCGGGCTTCGCTGCGACCGGCGCACCGTTTACGGGGCAGCAGGTTCAGGGCATCTCTGATCCTCGCTCGATCACGGGGCTGGCGGCTTGGTATGACATTAGCGATTTATCGTCGCTGATCTATGACGGCTCCAATCGCGTTGCGCTCGTGGCCGACAAATCCGGCAACAGCTCGGTCAACGTGCTGGCGCTGAATGGGGTGGCGGGGAATTATGCGAGTTCGCCGGATAGTGCGGCGGTATCTTTTACGGCGGATATTGACGTAGCCACAGACATCATGGCGAATGATTACACTCCGACCGGAAATCAGTTACTCATAGCCAAGGGAACATCGGTGGTTCCGGCCAACATGGAGTACGCACTTCAGCTTAACACGGGCGGAACGCTTACGCTGTACTGGAGCACCGGCGCAGCGACATTGTCCGCAACATCAACGGCAGCGGTATCGTTCACCGACCTGTCTCGCGGATCAGTGCGCGCAACCCTTGACGCTGACAATGGAGCGGCTGGCTACACGGTCACGTTCTACACTGGAACGACCTTTGGCACTTGGTCACAACTTGGCAGCACGGTCGTTGGTGGCGCGCCAACATCGGTTCAAAACAGTGCAAACGCTTTAGCTGTTGGCTCATTTACAGGTGGGGTTTCCGGTAATTTCGCAGGCGTCGTATATCGAGCCACACTAACAGGAACGATTTCAGGCACCCTCGTCTTCGACGCCAACTTCGCCACCGCTAGTAAGCTCGCCACCAGCTTCACCGAGTCCAGCAGCAACGCCGCCACCGTCACGATCAACACCTCCGGCGATACCGGTGCGCGAATCTGCGGTGCGCGGGATTTGTATCAGGGGACGGTGGCGAAGCAGCCGGTTTATCTGCCGTGGAGCGGGACGAACTACGGATGGTTTAATGGAGGCACAAGCATATCTATTTCTGCACCAAGCCAAACCTCATTCGACATTGCTGGAGACATTGAATTAATAGCCAAGGTTGCCGCACGAAATTATGCGCCTGGCTCTGTCCAGACTATAGCAGCAAAATGGATTACTGGAAATTATTCATATTTCTTCGGACTCACTGCTGGGGGTGGTGTGCAACTTTTTTGGAACCCAACCGGGAGCGGTGCGTTTATTGGAGGAGTGTCCACCGCAGCGCTTCCAACCGCCTCGGGAGCTGATGTTTACCTGCGAGCAACGCTGGATGCTGACAATGGCGCGGGCGGAAACACCACGACCTTTTATACATCCACAGATGGAGCCTCATGGACTCAGTTGGGTGCGCCCGTTGTAAATGCCGGGGTAACAAGCCTGTATGTCGGCACGTCTGAGTTATCAATAGGGCGCGAACCGGCTGGCGCATTACAGCCATTCACAGGCAAAATATATTCGGTTAAGATTTATAATGGCATCGGTGGCACGCTTGCCGCCGACTTCGACGCATCCCGATATACATCCGGCACGACCGTAGCATCCCCCAGCGGAGAGACATGGACCCTCAACGGCGGCTCCACCATCGTCACCCGCACTTGCCTCTACTTCGACGGCTCCAACGACTACTTGAAGGCGGCGGCGTTTGCGCAGCCACAACCAGTCTCTCGATTAACCGTTGGCTCACATATCACATGGACATCCGGCGATTATCTTTGGGATGGAGCTTCGGCAGCAAATACTGGCGCGATTATCCAGACTACTAGCACGCCACAGCTTAACATGAGCGCCGGTTCATCGGTTGCCGCGAACACAGACTTCACACTAAACACTAATTTCATTTTCACGGAAATTGTCAATGGGGCGTCTTCATCGCTTCAGGCGAATAAGCTAACCGCTACTACCGGAAACGCTGGGGCAGGAGTTCCCAATGGAATTACTATCGGTGCATCCGGCGCTTCAACAGCGGCTAATTTTGGTAACATTACGTTCTCTGAGTGCGTATCCTACGGATCGCTTACAGCGGCTCAAGTTATAGCCGTCCAGCAATACCTCGCCCGCAAGTGGTCAATCTCCGGCGGCTTCGCCTTCACCGCGCCCACGCCAAGCCTGCCGATCCCGCGCATCTGCGAGATCATCCCTATCCGCGCTAACATCTGGAAAGACGAACTCGCCGCATGAACCAATACCTCATCCTCCCCACCTACGCCGAAGCCGCCGCGCTTGACCAGCAGGTGATGCAACATCTGCGCGCCACCCAAAACGCCAACGGCTCGTCATGGTCCGGCGTATTCTCCGATGGCACACAGTTCGCTATCCTGTGGGATGAGCCCGTTGCCGCCGTGACAGGCGGCACCGAGTCTAACCCAGCCCTCGTTATCACCAGCGAAGGCGAGTGGGTGCCATACACGCCTCCTGCCCCCGAGGAGACCGCCAATGACCCGCGCTGAACTCATCCTCACACTCAACCGGAACGGCATCAACGTCGGCTCTGGCTGGCTATTACTAGACAATAACTACGAGCCGATCACGAAGCAAAAGATCGAGGCCATCGCAAACGCTTGTCTCGATTCGCTGCCCCCTGAACTCGTAACCTACTATGATGTTGGCGGTGGCAAGACTGTTCGCATTCCAAAGTGGGTGCCGGAGGCCGGGGATTGCGATAACGCATCGCTGATTTTGTGGGTGTGGGCAATGGTAGGTAACTGGCTAAAGGCCGTGCAAGGCGGTCTGAATCGCGGCGGATTAGCCGCTGGCATATTGCTCTACTCCGCACAGGGGAGACCCGAGAATAGGGGCCGCACTGGCCCTCACTGCATCTGCTGGTTTATCGACCCCGAGAACACGCTTCGCTTTTATGAATTTGGTGACGCCTCCGAAACCTCATTGCTCCCCATTGAGAAAGCGTCTGTATTTGGAGGGTCTGCGGGATGAAGAAGCTGCTTGTTATAGCAGTCATATTGCTGTGTGGTTGTGCCACTAAGCCAACAGAAGGCCCTATATTTCGACCTAACCATCCCGCATTTCCTACGCCATGAACCTCCCGAAATACCGCCCCGGCCCCGTTGAATACTGGATCGGTGAAGCCATCACTGAGTTCATCAACGGCTTCATCGCGGGTCTCGGAGGCGGCTCAGTAGTCGGCGTAGGCGTAGGCGCAACGCAGGCCACGACTGATCTTGGCATTGGCTCCACGCCTATCCAGCAACTATCCATCTCGGTTGCGGCCCTTGTATTGTCCGCAATTGGAAACGGCCTCAAGCGGGTCATAATCTGGCATGACAAGGTGCCGTTCCCGAATCCGTGGCCGAGGCCGAGCGAAACAACCGACACCAATTCAGCGAAAAAACCCTCATGAAAACCAGACTCATATCCATAATCGCAACCGCTTTCCTTTTAGGCGGAATGCTTACCGTTCAGACCGGCTGCACCACGCCGCCCGTTGAGCGAGTTGTTCAGGTCAAGACACTCAAGGCCGTTGGCGAAACTGTATCCACTGCAATGGAGTCGGCCGCCAAGATGCGGCTTCAGGGTCAAATCACTCCTGCTCAGTGGGAGCGGATTGCGGACATGCACGACAACCGATTCTTGCCCGCCTACAAGCTGGCAATTCGCACGGTAAAAGCAGACCTTTCATCCGTAGCCAGTCCTGACATCTTGGCAATTGCCACCGACCTAATCAACGCTGTTGCGGCCTACCAAAAATGAACCCCTCTACCATCATCTCGCTCATCATTACTCACGGCCCGTCTGTCGTCGAGCTTATCGTAAAGTTGATCGCGCTTAAAAATGCTGGCGACAAGCCCCTTACCGACGCCGATTTCGCCGACCTCCAACGCCTCGCGTCCCGCACGTCCGCCGACTACCTTCGGGAAGCATCCGCTCCCCGCTAACCGCAACCCACACAACCAATGCCTGCTAAACCAGATAAGCCCTCCCGCAAGGGTGGCAAACCAGTCCGCAAGTAATGATAGACTGGTACTACCTGTTCGTGCTTGTGATTGCGCTCGTGGCCATCGGCTCTACGCCGTTTGACCGTGCTGCCAGTCGCATCGTGCTTGCGGCAACGCTCGCGTCGTGGGCCTTGGTCGATCTCGTCACCGTCCACCTCTATGGAGCATGGAAACTCTGTGTGCCGGGAATGATCGAGACGCTTACGATCCTGAGCCTGCTGCGCTGGGCACAAAAGCCGAGCAGGTATTACCAGTCTGCTTGCCTTGTGGTTGCGTGGCTCGCGCACGTTCTCTGCTTCGTCGATCTCGGTCTAGGCACCGACATTGTGTACACGCGATACGAGGCGATTCTTGCGTGCGTAGCCGTGGCCCAAATAGCCTTTTTCCATGATACCTATCTCCACCAAATCCGCCGGATGGGCCGCTGGTGGAGTCAGCGCGGAGGAGATTGCGCTGTGGTTGTTTGTAGCCCAAGCCTTTCTTCTCCTGTTCTTCATCGCCCGAGCAATTCGGTCTCTTATACTATATCGCCATGCACGACGACCTGCACAAAGACGTGGACCTTCTGAATAAAGCCGTGTTCGGCGACAGAGTGGACCCAAAGGGCCAACCCGGCATCATCTCCGAGCAGGCTCGCATGGGCATGGAGCAGGCGCGCACGAATGAAATCCTGCTGGAGTTGCGCAACTCCGTGCGATGGATCAATGGGCTGATCGTGTCGGGCTTTGTGACCGCGCTGCTGGCAGTGGTGTTCAAGAACGCCTCGTGATGCGCTGGCTCACCCTCACCGGCAAGATCGTAGTGGCGGCAGTAATGCTGGCGGTGATGATTTGGGCGGCGATGGCGTGGTGATTACGGCAATAGCGAGCCAAGGTATAGCCCAACCTTGGCTCGGCCACCAGAGCAGACGAGATCGCTGCCTTTGAAGACATCGTAGCTGTCTGATCGCCGCTTTGAGTGATGGATGGAAACATCTACATTAAAATCTGGATCGCAAAGGCTGGCGCATCGCTTGCCTTTTCGGTCGTTAAGGTGTCGCCAGCGCAACGTGTCGGCATCAACTTCTCCATTTTTCATTATTTCGTGCCGAATCTCCCATCCACGCTTGGCGCGCTTGGATAGCTTGTCAGAGATAAGTTTCCACTCATTTTTAGGAAGTCGTTTGTATTTTGGCATATTGTGAATGTCGCAACTTTATTGAGTCGTCATAACTACTGGTTAGGACAATTCCACGGCTTCGGCATGGGTGATGACTTCTTGCACCTTCGTGCCGAATTGCAGCATGGTCTGCGTTTCCTCGATGGTGCCGCGCCGAGGATAGCCCGCCTCACAAAGAAGTCTTGCCAGTGTGAGCACATCTTCGCGCATGTCCTCGAAGGCGAACATTTTTGCGTTGTCGGACATTTCGTGCGCCATCGCTTTCGGTGAGCACGCTAGGTAGCTTGCGATTGATCGTTTGAGTTTCATAATAAAATACAGTCCTAACCAGCGCATCACAGC